CAGACAGACTTCTACGCAATGGCCAACAGCCGCATCTACGCGCTCGCGCGCTTCAGCAAATAGGAGGCCGGGCATGGCTCTGGTTGAACACTGGCGGACAGACTTCGACACCGACGCAAAGGTGGCCAAGTTCTTCTACTCGCCCGCACCGGGCGGGCTTTCCTACATCGCCCACCCGCGCCGCGTGGTGACGACGGACGACGCCGTCTCGGCCATCGAGATCAACATCGGGACTGAGGTTCCGACGGCGGAATACTTCTCGACGCCAGACGGGAGCAACGACGCCTACGCCAAGATGGTGGCGGACATCGGCGCGCGGGCAAACGGCGACATCCTCTACTGCTACAGCACCGACAGCACCAAGCATGGCCGGTACACGAAGACCGGCGGTGCATTGAGCGCCCGCACCGGCAGCGTCTCGCCGAAGATGGCGGACGACGAAAACCACCGCCGGGTCACGCAGATCAGGCTGCTGCTGCAATCATACTCGGCGCACGGCGACGCCTTCGCGCCGCCAACCCTCGGCTACCCAGACTTCTCGGTGCTCAATAACAGCATCGGTCGCCCGGCCACGGACGACCTGTCGGGCTGGGTGATGCGCTGGCGGATGCGCGCCCAGAATATGTCGATGGGCCGGAACACCAAAATCCTCCAGCACTTCCAGACGCGCGTTCCGGGCGCTGGCCGGATCGGCTCCTACAACTGGGGCGCGGACCCTCTCGGCAACGGGTCGGTGGCGTTCGTCAACGCCTTCAATCAGGCGACCTGCATCAGCGACGAACTGGGCTTCGGCGGCGGCGGTCTGTACGCGCCGAACACCACCGAGTTCGTGGCTGATAGCGGCTGGGTGGATGTCGACATCCCGCTGGAGCCGCTCTGGTCCTACTGGCTGATGATGGGTGGCGGCACCAATAAGGATGGGCACGAAGGGGCGGCCTATACCTCGCCCCTGCGTTACATCGTCAGCAACCCGGCGGTCTGGGTCAGGAACTGGACCGGCAACGCCTATATGTGCGAGGCCAAGTTCAACACCGACCCCACCGTGGACCTTGCCGTGATCCCTGATGCCGAGAGTGTCAGGGGGCGGATGCTGGTCTCGGCCCTTTCTTTCCTGCGCCAAGCATAACCTACAAGAGCAAGAGACCGCCGTGACCCTTCACTCCGACGCACGCAAGCTGAACTGGGCCATGATCGGCGTCATAGTGACGCTCGGCATCAACTCCGTGATCCTTGTTTTCTGGGGCGGCGGGATCAATCAGCGCGTCGCCAACCTCGAGCGCATCGTCGGCCCTCTCGCCGACGGCACGCTGGCGCGCCTGGACGAACGCACCGCGGCCATGCAGAAGCAGCTCGACCGCATCGAGAAGCGGGAGGGCGCGTGAACGAGAACCAAGACCCCCTCCCCGAACCGTCGTTCCACTGGCGTCGCTGGGTCACCATCGGCTACGTCGTCTCGACCACGGTCCTGTTGGTCGGCATCATCTGGAAGCTCAGTGAAGGCGGGCCTCTGCGCGACGTGGCCCTGGCCCTGATCGGTTCGCAGGCCTTCTTTGCCCTCCTCTACATGGGCGGCGCGTCGGCCGCCGACCTCGCCCGCATCGTCGCAAGCTGGAAGAAGCCATGACCTACGCTCTCGGCGCTCAATCCAAGTTCCGCCTCCGCGGCGTCCACCCCAAGCTGGTCGCCGTCCTCGAGCTGGCCATCCAGCACACCGAGCAGGACTTCATGGTCCTCGAGGGCGTCCGCACACCTGCGCGTCAGGCCGAGCTTTTCGCACAGGGCCGCACGAAGCCCGGCAACAAGGTGACGTGGACCCTGAAGTCGAACCACTTCATCAACCCGGAAACGGGCTTCGGCCACGCGGTCGACATCGTGCCCTACCCGGTGGACTGGAACGACCTCAACAAGTTCGACGACATGGCCGCCGCCGTCTTCGGCGCGGCCAAGAAGCTGGGCACCACCATCCGCTGGGGTGCCGACTGGGACCGCGACGGCAAGCCGCGCGAGAAGGGCGAGAGCGACAGCCCCCACTTCGAGCTGGTGCTATGAAGAACCCCTTCCCCCTCCGCACCTGGCTGATCCTGGCGGCCGTTGTCGTCGCCCTGCTGTCCCTGCTATCGTGGCGGGGGGCATGCACCTCGGCCGACCAGGCCAAGGACCAAGCCACCATCGCCGACGCGCGCACCGCGACGGCGACCGAGACCTTTGAGATCACCGTCAACAACGCGGCGGCCGACGCCGCCACACAGACCCAGGTACAGGAGGCCCAAGATGCGGTACGCCAAGCTGATCCTGCTGACCGCGAGCGCGTTGCTCGTCAGCAGCTGTGCAAGCTCCAGGGTGGCAGCGCCTGCTGAAGGCTGCTCGGTCTTCGGCGAGGCCATCTTGGGCAACGTCGTCGGCCACGCTACCATCGCCGACAGCGGCGTGCCGCTGGACGACTGGCGCAACTACGCCCTCGACGAGACCGGCCGCCTCACGCAGTCGGAGCGCGACAAGAAGGACGGCCTGGCCGTCATCAAGCTGTGCGAGGCGCGAGACCAGCGTGCCTACCGTGCCATCAACGCCCCGTGGTATGCCTTCTGGGCCCGCTGAAAGAACGAGATCATGACCACCTTCGTCCCTCAGTCCATGCTCGCCGAGGACTACCCGACCGCCGCTGAAGTCGTGGCGCTGGCCAACATCATCGCGCCCATCGGCACGGTGATCGACTACGCGGGCGCAGCGGTGCCGAGCGTGGTGCAGGGCGTGACCTGGGTGTTCCCCTACGGCCAGGCCGTCAGCCGCACGACCTACGCCACCCTCTTCGCGCGCCTCGGCACGGCCTATGGTGTCGGCGACGGCACGACCACCTTCAACCTGCCCGACTACCGGGGCCGGGTGGGTGCTGGCCAGGACGACATGGGCGGCACGTCGGCCGACCGCCTGACGGCCGCGGCGTCGGGCCTCGACGGTGACGTCCTCGGGGCGTCGGGCGGTAGCGAACTGCTGCACGGCCACGTCCACGCTGTCACCATCACGGACCCGGGCCACACGCACACGGTTCAGTCCCGCCAAGACGACACGCCGAACACCGGCATCGCGGGCGGGGCCAACACCGTGAGCGGCTCTGAAACGTCCAGCAGCTCGACGACCGGCATCACCGCGGCGGCCACGTCGACGGGCGGCGGGTCGAGCCAGAACGTGCAGCCGACGATCATCGTGAACAAACTGATCCGGGTGCTCTAAAAGCAAGAACCCCCGGCCGCTGGGAAGGACAAGTAACCAGCGGCCGGGGGTCTGAAGCGGGGCCAACCCGTAGGCGGCACCCTCATCCCACAGCCCCGTCTCCCGGGAGGCTGTGAGGTCAGCGGCTATCCTAACACAAGTTGGTGCTAGATCAAACCCAAAGCTGACAGATACAGGTCGAGGATCGCCTCTTCCTCCTGGCGCTTGGCCTTGTCCATCTTGCTGATGCGCAGCACCTTGCGCAGGGTCTTCACGTCATAGCCCTCGCCCTTGGCCTCGGCGAAGACCTCCTTCATGTCGGCCATCACGGCGGCCTTGTCCTCGCCGAGACGCTCGAGGCGCTCGATGATGCCGCGCAGGCGGCCCTGCGCGTTGTCGTTCAGCACGTCGGGGCTGGCGTCGAAGTATGCGTCGTCGGTCATGTGTTCCTCTTCATGGCGTCGAGCATGATCTGCTGGACGCTTCGTTTGGTGGTGAGCCGGTCTAATACGAGTTCATCCACGGTGCCGGTGGCCGTGATGTAGTGGACGTAGACGGCGCGCTTCTTGCCCGCCTGCTGTTGGCGCATCGGACCGACGCGCTCGATGATCTGGTCGTGCTCCTCCAGGTTCCAGTTCAGGCTGAAGAAGGCGACGATGTTGCAGTGCTCCTGCAGCCCGTCTACTCCGTGTCCGAGGCTGGCGGGGTGAGCAAGCCAGACCCGTCCAGCCCCAGCCTTTGCAGCTCGAAGGCCCGCCGACGTGCTGAGGTCGATGGCATGGGGGAAGGCTCGCTGCAGTCGCTCGAGGTCGTGTCGGAAGTTATAGGCGACGAGAACTGGTGCTCCTCCGCTCTCTTCGACCACACTTTCCAGGGCGTCCAGTTTGGCTCCGTGGACTTCGTGCCAGGCCTTGTTCTCTTCGTTGTCATAGACTGCTCCGTTGGCTATCTGCAGGCACTTGCCGGATCGGGCGGCGGCGTTGACGGCCTCGATGCCGACCGCCTTGATCTCGGTCCACATCTTGCGTTCCATCTCGCGGTACTGGGCCCGGGCCTTGTCTGGCAGCTCGACCCTGATCTCATTGAACAGGGGCTTCTCGACCGGCACCTCGGTGGTCAGGCAGATGTCGCGGATCGCTGTCTCGATCTGCTCCTGCGCGAAGGGGAGGGGGTCGATGCTGAAACCGTCGAACGACTTCTGGAACCACCGCTCCTTGAAACTCTCGAAGGTGCGGCCCAGACGCTGGCCAGCGTCGAGGAACCAGCCCTGCCCCCAGAGGTCTTGCAGCCCGTTCGGCGACGGTGTGCCCGTCAGGTTGATCCAACGCGGCGTGCGGTGGGCGACGCGGCCCAGGGCCCTGGCCCTGGTCGAGCCGCCGCCCTGGTAGTAGGTCTTGCCGGTGGTCGCATGTGTGCGGAAGCCGCCCCTGAAGCTCTTCAGCTTGGTGCTCTCGTCGGCGATCACCATACCGAAGGGCCAGTCGCCGTCCAGCTTCTCGAGCAGCCAGGGCAGGTTCTCATAGTTGATCGTGGCGAGAGGCGAGCCGCCCCTTCGCACACGGCCGAGAGCTGCCAGCCTTTGGGCGGGCGTGCCGAGGATCGTGTCGACCTGCCACCCCGCGCAGAAGTCCCACTTCCTGACCTCGTCGGGCCAGGTGTGCTCGGCCACCCGCTTCGGCGCGATGACCAGCGCGGGCCGGGTGACCTCGCCGCAGAGGTGGAGCAGGTCGAGGGCGGCCAACGTGGCCGAGGTCTTGCCGGTGCCCATCCCCGCCCACTGGCCAGCACGAACGACCTCGCAGGCGTGGTCGATCATGGCCGGTTGCCAGGGCCTGGGGGTGTAGGCACGGCTCATTGGCCAGCCCGCCAGATCGCACCGATCACCATGTTGCGGGTGAAGGCGGGCCCGAACTCGCGCGCTATCTCCGAGGAGGAGAGGCCCTCCGCTCGGAGGGCGACGGCCCTGGCCACGCGCTCTGGCGGCCACAGGAGGGGCCGTCCGTTTCGGCGAAGGCCGAGCGTCAATCTCTTGCGCTGCACCGAGCTGGCGCTGCGGCGCAGGCGCTTGCCTATGTCGGCGTCGCTCGCGCCGACCTCGAAGGCCCGCTCCAGACGGTCGACCTCGGCGGCCGTCCAGTCCCGCCGCCAGCACCAGACGCGGCCACGCATGTACATTCTGTCGGTCATGCTGTCCTTCTCGCTATGTAGGCATCGACAGCTTCAATGCTGTCGAGGGTGAAGACCGCGCAGCCCATGCTGCGTAGCTTTTCGTGCTCTCTGACCTGGTGGTCTTCGAGCTTTCCGCCCGGGCGCTTCAGCTCGACGAAGTCGTGCCGCGTCGGCAGACCGTCGCCCGAGGCGTATTCGGGATCGTACGGCCAGATCACCAGCCGATCCGGCGCGCCACGGTGCCCAAGCCAGACCATCTTCCTGACCAGCGCCCCGGCGGCTGTCGCCTTCTTGCGCAGGTGCGCTTCGACTGTGCTCTCTCTCATTTCCTGTACCTCTGTCCTTCCCACCCAGAGGCGGCGAGCGGGAGGCCCGTCGCCCAAGGGGGCACAGTCGACATGATGGCACTCAAGCGTTCGCTTGTAAACTGCCCGCTGTCGATTGTCTCCGTGACCAGCTCATCGTGGACCGTGAGCGTGATCTCGAACCCGGCCGCCTCGGCCTCGGCCATGTTGTGCGCCAGCACGTCGCGAGCCCCACCCTGCGTGGCGTTCTCGATCAGCTTGCCGCCGTAGGTGTGCAGCCGCTCCCACTTCCGGGTGTACTGGTTGACCCCCATGTACGTCAGCTTGCCCTCCTCGACGGCGACGCCGGGGTAGCAGAGGCAACGGCCAGAGGGGAGGCGCATGCGCAGCCAGCTGCCGTTGCGCTGGAAGACGAGCTTGCCACCGGCCGCCTCGACGCGCAGGCCAGGCTGCTCTGCGGCGCGGATCGCGGCGCGCTCGGTCTCGTACCATAGCTCGACGATGTGCTTGTTCTTCTTGCGCCAGGCCTTCACGATCTCGAGGGCCCGGGCGTCGGACATCTCCAGCCCGTAGATGCGGGCCATCGCCTGGAACGCGCCGACCGCACCCTGGTAACCGCAGGCCAGTTCGGGCACCTTGCCCTGCGCCTGGCGCTGGTCGGCCGTGACCTGGTCGATGGGTATGTTCAGCACCTCGGACGCGCCGACGTAGTAGAGGTCGGGCCCGGTGCCCGCGTCGAAGGCGCGGAAGGCTTGGAGCTTCCACTCTTCGCCCGCCAGCCAGGCCAGGAACCGGCCCTCGATGTTGGCCAGGTCGGAGGACACCATCTTCTTGCCGGGCCCGACGGTCAGAGCGCCGCGCGTGCAGTTCGCCGCCGTGTTCATGACGTTGTCGTAGACCAGGTCCGCGCAGTCCGCGAGGAAGGCCTCGATGGCGTCGAGGATGGCCTGCTGCTTCAGCGTCGGGCGCATCAGGTTCTGGGGCTGGAAGAGGCGGCCAGCCCAGCGGCCCGTGCGCGCAGCGCCACAGAACTGCAGCGTGCCGCGCAGCCGCCCGTCGCTCGACGTCCCCCGCAGGAGCGTCTTGTACTTGGCGGTCGACGACACCGTGGCCATGAGCCTGATGCGGAGCAGGTCTTTGACGGGCTCTGGCAGGTTCTCGTCGGCCAGCCGCCGCTCGAGCGTGCCCTTCTGCATGTCGGGCAGGTCAACGCCGAACTCGCCGAGCAGGTACTTCAGGAAGGCGTCGCGCTGGGTGGTGCTCTCGAGCCCCTGCCCCGTCTCCGGGTCGAAGCCGGTCAGCTCCTGCGTCTTCGCCTTCAGCCCCCTCTTGGCCAGGTCCGTAGCGCGCACGGCGGCCCCGGCCAGGGCCAGGTCGACGGCCACGCCCCTGTCGTTGATCTTCTGGTCGAGCACCCACAGGTCACGCTCGCGCTGGTTCCCGGGGTAGTTCCACTTGGGCAGGCGCTTGCGCACCTCGCGCATCGACAGGATGTCGGAGCCCGCGTAGTCGAGGAACCGCTGCCACTCGATGGGGTGGGTCTCGCGCGTCGCGCGCCTGACCTTCTGGTTGGCAGGCCGGGGCTTGCAGAAGAGCTGGACCAGCTGCTTGCCCGCCTTGTCCTTGGCCAGGTCGGTCGGCACACCCAGCACCGAGCACAGCTTGTCGAGGGAGCCGGGAAGGCCGTGGGCGAGGGCCTGGACCATCGTGTCCACGACCCTCTCGACCGGCATCTCGTAGCCCCATGCGTGGCGCATGACGGTGCGGTCGAAGGCAGAGTTCTGCCAGACCTGCTCGTCGGCGGCGTCGGCGGCGGCCAGGGCCACCTTGACCTTCTCCTCCCAGCCGGGCCTGGTGCAGTCGATGACCTCGACAGGCCCATCGTCAATAGCCCAGGCGAGGACCGTGATCTCGACCTTCTCTGCGTAGCGGTGCAGGCCGTGGGCGAGGGGCGTTTCGCAGAAGGTCTCCGTGTCCCCGTAGAAGGTGGTCACGACTTCCACTTCGCTTTCTGGCGGCTGCGCAGCCGCGTCCACTCCCAGCCGAAGGCCGCCTTGGTGACGCCCCCTGCCGCGTTCTGGATGGCCTTGACCCACTTCGCGCTGCGCTCGCCGGTCATGCAGCGGGCTGCGTCTGTGAGCGTGGCGAAGAGCAGCACCTGGTCACCGCGGCGCGCCTCGACGGCGGCGTCTTCGGGCAGGACGTCGATGTAATAGCTGCGCGGTTCGGGGATGTCGGGCGTGCTGGAGAAGGTCGAGCTGCCCTTGCCCCGGCCGCGCACTTCTGGCCGCAGGCCCAGGGCGCGCTGCTCATCGGTCGAGCCTTCGATCCGGTAGCGGTTGTCTTTCTCGATCAGCGCCAGACGCAGCGCCTCGGCGCGGGCCAGCCTGTCGGGGTGGGGATCGCCGGTCATCTCGGGAGGGAGGGGCGTGCCAGGCTTGCTGCCGCTGCGGGCGCGGAAGCCGTAGGTGTCGCGGTGGTGGGTGCGGGAGGCGGGGTCGTGCGACGCACGGTCAAACACGGGAACCTCGCCCTGGAAGCTAGGCTCCTCGCCCTGGCTGATTTCGTTGATGTGACGCTCCTGTGTAAAGGAGCGCGGGGCGAATGGCTTCTGTCGCATGTCTCTTGTCCTTCTAGAAGATCGGGGCGGCCCGGGAGGACCGCCCCTTCTCCTGTTAAACCTCGTCCTGTGGCGGGTTGTCAAGCCGCTTGACGAGGGCTTCGGCGTAGAGGGCGGACAGGTTCACGACCTCCCTGAAGCCCAGGTTGGCAAAGGCGTGGCCGCCGTCGGCGAGGATGCCCTGCAGCGCGGCCGCTGCGAACAGGTCGAGGGCGCTGTCCCGGCTCATGCCAAATCCTCCGCGCCAACACCGTCTGCGATGTAGTCGAAGTCGTCAGCAGAGGCCGGTGCGCCACCCGAGAAGGCGTCGCCGTCGCTGTGGAACTGCAGGCCCTTGAGCTGGGCGCGGATGCCCCGGCCCCACTTGTTGTCCTGCGCCCAGAACTCGACCTGGATGATCGCCTTGCAGCCCGAGTAGGGGCGGCCGTCCGATTGAACCAGGGGGGTCTTGTCCCGGTCGATCAGCAGAGGGCGGGTCGACGACTTGGCCGTGACGTAGAACATGTCCTCGAAGCCGTCGTAGGCGTCGCCTTCCTTGTTCTTGTAGGGCTCCTTGACGAAGCCGACCTCTGGCTTCTTGCCGGTCTTGACCAGGTTGTCGAAGACCTGTTGGGCCTTGGCCCCCCACTTCTCCTTGGCCACGGCCATCATGGCCTCGTCGAGCTTCTGGACCGTGGCCTTGTCGGCCGGGTCGATGATGAACTTGCCGTTGAACGCCGGGTCGCCACCGTCGATGGCCGTGGGCTCGAAGACGTTGATGAAGGCGCAGCGCGCGAGGAAGTGGATTTTCATATTCGTATCTTTCTTGAAGAGTTCAGGGTTTGATTTCAACGCACTTTCGTAGGCACGATCTATGGCTATACGCCGGGCCAGAGACCCAGGCAAGCCTGTATTTGCTGCCTCTTTGAAGAGAGCCTCGATGCTGGCGGGCAGCTTTCCAATCAAACGAGACATGGGGTTAGCGCCTCATCATCGAGGACGCGATTTCGATCAGGCTGAACAGGAGGCTGGACGCCCCGTAGCCAGCGAAGAACACAACGATGCACTCGGACCAGGTCATGCGAGGGGCTCCTCGATCAGGGCGAAGTCGTCGGCCGTAGCCGCGACGGTGAGAGCGGGGCGTTTGTCGCTGGCAGGGGCCACCGAGGGTTTGCCCTGGCTCTGGGCGTATTGCTCCTGCAGCTTCTTCCACTGGCGAGGGCCGATGGTGCCAGCCTTGGCGAGCTTCTCGGCCGTTGTCGGGGAGATGAGTTTCAGCTCGAACATCTCCTCCGTCTTGAGCCGCATGGATCGCAGCTGCAGCTCGGCCTCTTCGGGGTTGACCCACTTGCGGTGGCCGCGCTTGCCTTCGACCAGCTTGAAGCCTGGCACCTCGACACCCGCGAGGAGGCGGCGCTCGGTCTCGGCGCGGACGGCGAGGCAGAACATCTCCATCAGGTCGACCTTGGAGAGCGCCTGGGCCAGCACGTCGCCGGGCACTTCGGCAAGGGCGGCGGGGAGAGTCTCGGTGGTGAGGTCGGCGAAGTCGTCGACACTGGCGGCGGTGGTCACCACGGCGGTGGTCTCGGCGGCCAGGGCGGGGCAGACGGCCTTGGCCTTGCACCACTGGCACTGGCTCTCGCCGGGCACCAGGACCGGCTCGACCTTGCCCTCGAACTGGGCGACGGCGACCTTGGCAGAGACCCTGGCCGTGCGGGCGAAGTGCTCGAGGTCTTCGACCGACATGCCGTAGGTGCTGGGCTCCATCGAGACCTTGGGCTGGTAGATCGTCAGCACCACGCGCTTGATGTCGTAACAGAGCGTGGCCAGGTCCAGCGCGCCCAGGCCGTAGAGCATGAGCTGTTTGTTCTCCTCGGCGGCGACGTAGTTGCGGCCGTACTTCAGGTCGATGACGTGCAGCGTGTCGTCGACGATCACGATGGTGTCGGCCGTGCCGTAGGCGTCGGGCTGCTCGAGCCAGCCGCCCAGGTCGACGACCTGCTCGACCAGCATGTCACCGCCCAGACCACGGACGTAGTCGCAGTAGCCCTGGATGCCGAGGACCATGTCCTCGTCGACCTCGAACTTGCGGCCCGTTTCCTCGACCTCGATCAGCCGCCCGGCATAGGCAGAGGCGTCCTGGCCAGACATGAGGCACCACTCCATCAGCTGGTGGGCGGCGGTGCCCTCGTCGGCATAGACAGAGGAGGTGTCGGGGAAGGGCTCTTCCATCTTGAGGGAGCCGGGGCAGGCCATCCAGCGGTGGGCACCGGACGGCGACAGGCGGGCGTGGGCCTTGCTGGCGGTGGTGTCGTTCATGTTTCGATGTCTCCTCTTTGCGCTTTCATAACCAGCAGTCTGCGCATCACGCGCTTGCGCTCACCACGGGTGAGCATGACGTCCGCCTCACCCACCCGCACCGCCTTGACGTTGCGGGGGAGGGAGGGGTCTCTTTTGGCGGGCAGGGGCACGCCCGGCACCACCAGGTCAGCGCCGAAGATCAGCGCGCCGCCCGAAGGGCTGGACATGCCCCGCCGCATCAGGCCAGCACCTCGGCGGCGCGGGCCAGGAAGGGGCCCCACTGATCTTCGGTCAGATCGCCGCCGACCTGGGCTCCGAACTCGCCGAGCAGCTCGACGGCGGCCTCCCGGCCCTTCGCCTGGGAGACGGCCATGACGGCGGCCTTGACCTGGGCGTAGTCGACAGCAGGGGCTTGGGGCTCGGCGGCGGCGGCGGGTTCCGCTTCGGGCTCGACCACGGGCTCGGGGGCGGGCTTGGCCTTGGGCGGCGACACCGCCTTCACGGCACCGAGGAAGGGCTTCTCGGCAGGCTTGACGATGTCCTGCAGCGCGCCGTCGACCGAGCGGATCGACATGGCGGCGGCCAGGTTGTTGATGGCCTGGGCCAGCTCGGGGCATTTGATGTCGAGGGTGATGTTCATGGTACTTCTTTCCAGGTTAGGTCTTCGAGGATCGGGTCGGGCTGCATCAGCAGGGCCTTTTCCTCTTCGGTGTAGACGTTGCGGTGGTGGATGTGGTGGTCTTCGGAGGTGAAGACGTAGCAGTCGTCGAGGCGCTCGGCCAGTTCGAGGATGAGGTCGCCGTCGGGCTTCATCAGGTTGAGGTGGGCGAGGCGGGCGAACTCGATCAGCTCGCGCGTCGTCATGCCCTTGAGCTGGATGCGGGTCATACGAGCCACCAGACGGCCAGGGCGACCTCGAGGCCGGTGCCCGCCACCAGGATAGCGGAGAGCACCAGCGAGAAGAGGGGAGTGCGCAAGTTCCTGTCACCGGCGAAGCGGTACCACTGGTTCATGGCCTCGAAGGTCGCCAGCAAAAGCAAGAGCATGGCCAGAGTGAAGAGAGCGTCGCGCATCAGTTTTCCTCCACCATGCTGGCGGGGGGAGACGAAAGGGCTCTCGTCCCAAACACCCCCGGGCGGGCCTGGTCTGCCATGAAGAAGCGGGCGTAGTAGGCCCGGTAGTTGTTGTTGGCCTTGTAGTCCTCCTCCTCGCGGGAAACTGCGGTCTCCCACCTGATCCGCTCGAAAATCATGTTCGCCGACAGGCGGCGTCTGCCCGCCCGCAACGCCTCAAAAGCGAACCGGCAGAAGAGAACATAGAAGCCGGGGTTCTGCGCGTGGAACTCTGCCCACTGTGCTTCAAGGCTGCGCATCAGCTCATCTCCCCATTCTGCTTGACGAAGGAGACGCGGCCCGAGGCGACCTGGATCATGACGCACTGCTGGTCGGCGTCGCGGCAGGCCTGGGCGGCGATCTCGACCAGCTTCTTCCCGGCACCGACGCCGGTGTCCATCGCGATCTCGTACTTCAGGCTGTCGTCGTGGAAGACGACGCCGTCTTCGTTGCGCCAGACGCCCGTCACGAGGGTCTGGGTGTAGCCGCCGAAGTGGTCGAGGACGGCGTCGCGCAGGGCGGCGTGGGCCTCGGTGGTCTTGTAGCCAGGGTTGTCGCGCAGGGGCAGGATGATGAAGGCGATCTTGAGGTCGGTCATAGCTATTGTCCTTATTGAGTGCAGATGCCAGCGGAGATCAGGCTGGCTGCGGTTCGGCCGTAGTGGCCCTGGAGGGACCAGGCGGCCCCTGTGTCGATCAGGTTCTGGAAGAAGTCAACCATCCGGTCCTCTTCCATTTCGCCTTGCTCGTAGG